TAAGTATTACGTTTTTCAGCTTCCTCTTTCTCATTACTTATATAGTAGTGAGCAGTAGGTTTTCCATCATCTAAAGATACAGCCACTCTTTTATGGCCTTTAAGGAATAAATATTTTAACTCATCAAAAGGATCTTCAGTATCTAAAAATAGATCACCTGAACCAATCCTAATTCTGAATGTATCCCAAAAGTCTGAATTTGGGCCTAGGTCTAAGCCCAGGATTTCGCCTAGCCTCTCAGCATCAGCTTTTACTAAACCGGTGTAAATACGACCGGATCTTGTGAAGTAAGGTCCCAGAGCATCGTAACAATTTGGATAACGAGTTACGCCCGACCAATCTTGATTTTTTATATGTTTTATCTTTACTTCCATAACTATAAGTTAGAAGATTTAAATTAATAATCAGGGGCCCGAAGGCCCCGATTAAATTGTTTACTAAGCTATATCGAGTAAGAGTTCACCCGAAGTTGTTGGATCTTTCACCATGATACCCTGCTCAGTAAGGAAGTTAACTGTGTAACCATCCTTAGCATTAGCGCGAAGAGTAGAAGATGATTTAGCATGTCCTGAACCAGGAGCTACTGAACCAGCAACGTGCCACATAGCCATCTCACGATCTTTACGAACTACTTTTTGTACATTAGACTCACCGTCTCTTGAACCAAAGTCCACAAAGGTCATTCTATATGACTCAATTGGCTTACCACTAACAGGATGAAGAGTTCTGTTATAAACAACATCATCATATAATGGGAAATGCTTAAGTGTAAGCTCGATGCCGTTAAGCATCTTATAAGTTGTAAACTGACCACCTAAAGTAAGTTCTTGACCAGAACCTGATACAAATTTAGTATCAATCAACTGATAACCAGAAGCTTTTTCTTTAAGCACTCTGTCAAATTCTTTCATACCCATCTCACCAGTCAAGGCTACAAACTTACGTTCCCCTTTAGAAAGAATGTTATAAGACAAGTTAAAGAGATAATCTTCAAGCAAGTCTGCTGTAAGTTTAGTATAAGATTGACGATTAGAAGGAGAAATTTGTTGCAGCAAACCAGCTCCAATGTAAACAGGACGACCGTTAGTACCTTTAAGATCTGTAGTACCATCTGCATTAGCATTATACTTAGAATATACTAAGAAACGATCAATTGTTTTGTACCATTGACGAAGGGCTACCCACTCTTGGTAATCAGACCACAAGTAAGAAGACTTACCTGATTTAGGATCTTTCATTTCGATTACCATTTTTGAAGAATAAGCTGAACCAGTAATATCGTAAGCTAAACGCATAGTAGTCAAATGATTTCTCAGTTTGAACGGAGTGTTGTAGTTTACAATATCAGCTTCTTCACTGTACTCTTCGTAAGCTGAACCTTCACGGCTTACCTTACTAAATTTCTGTAAAAGACGAGCAGGGATGTATGATTCTGCTTTACCATCAGCGACAAAAATTGTATACACAAAATAGTCACCATCTTGATAAGGAGCACCAGATACACGTGCTTGAAATTCACGCTCATCAAATGCTATAATAGCACCAGGACCAAACCACTTCTCCTTCATATACAAAAGTATAGGAGATTGATTGATACCAGGAGTGTCTGTGCTTGTTACACTATGACCTTGCCATTTAGCATCATAAATTTCGATGGCTTTGTCATGAGATATCATAACTGGCCATTCATACTGTCTATTTTCAACAGTAATTGTTTTACCTAATCCTGAAGTCAGGAAGTCGATTACACTATTCTCATATGTTCCAAAGATATAAGACAGAACAGTAGAAACCTCGTGGGGTCTAGTCATCAAAGCATTTGATAACATATTCTCATCTACTAAATCTGAAAACCATTTAGAACGGTATAGTTGCAACCCATTAAGAACCGTATTATTCATTTAAATTAGTTTTATTTATTAATTAAAAAGGACTTCTCAATTGACTACTAGCTACGCCCCAAATATCAGAAACTGTGTTACCTCCTTGGCCGGTTTGATTTCTTCCCCGTGCACCTTTATTTGCGAGTTTCTTCCTTAGTCTACTAGCAGCTTCAGAAGTTGCTTTCTTCTGAACTTTTTTAACAAACGCATCGCCCTTCATAGTAAAGAAAGCAGACTCTATCATATTCTTTTGAGATTTGATATAATCTTCTTGATACCGTGTTTTACCTGTTTGAGTAGGTTTAAATATATATTCGAATAATTCCTTCTTTTCATGTGTTGTTAAAGGTATACCACGAATATCGCTTAATGCTTCTATTTCATCCTTTACGCTACCTACATACTTTTGTTGCTCTTCTAATATAAGCTCCTTTTGTTTTTTCTGCTCTTCTAATAGCTTTTCAGAAATCTCTTGTTTATGCTCATCTAGCATCTCTAAAGCGTCTTCAGCCTCTTCTTTTAATACCCCTGCTTCTTCATATCTTTCTATAGCACGAGTTATTTTTACATCATTATACCCCTTTGTTTTAAGATGTTCTGCTATAACTTTCTTTTGGTCATTATAGGAATCTATATCTACATTAGAAGGATCTACTCCCCCTAAAGTACTCTCATAATACCTTCTTATATCACCCCCATTACGAACATACTCATCCATCTTAGCAAGCTCTTCATTAGGATACTGAGGTTTAGAATTCTCCTCTACAACAGCTTGTACAAAATCAACAACGTCTTCTATAGATTCAAACTTTTCCTCCCCTATTTCGAACCCGAACTTCTCAAACATTTTCTCTTGTACATAAGCAGCAATGTCAGGTTCAGCTTCGCCTAAATCAGAAGGCTCTTCTGTAGACTTTTCCTTGGTATGTAAATCGGGTTCTTCTTCCTCTTCTTCAACAGTAGCACCTTCTTCTACCTCTTCCTCTTCTGCAATCTCCTCCTCTTCTATTTCCTCTTCAGTATCTTTCAAAGGAATATGATCAAGATTCTCTTCAGCATTCCGCCTAGATTGTTGGTTAGACTCTTCTCTTTCTTCTCCTGGACCTGGCAATTTTTCAACATCTTCTGTATCCATCGGTGTAGTTTTATCCGAGATACTTTGGGCTACTGCCATAAACCCACCAAAAATATCATTACTCATAGTATTTTATTTACTAGTTTTTTGTTTAGCTTTGTTACGAGCTTCCATTCTTTTTATTTCTTCTTGAGCTTCAGCAGCCCTCTTCTTTTCTTCTAAATCTTGTTGTTTAATAACAGCTTCCTTATTTGTTTTATCTTGTTCTAAAGTTAGCTTGGCTTGTTCTATAACACCTTTATTATCAGCATTTATTAAAGCTACTTCTATAGCAGTTTCTGAATCCCTTACAGAATCTCTTTCTTTCTGTGCTATTTCAGCCACTTTAATTTCCATCTGTTTCTCAGCTACTTCCTTCTTCATACCTTCAGCTTGTAACAGCATTTGTTGTTGTTGCTGTTGTGCTTGCTGCTCTTGTTTAGCCCTATCTTCTTCTATCTTCCTAAGTTTACTCTTAATATCAGTAAGGTTATTAGAAGACATTATTTCAGCAATATCAGAAAGTTGAGCACCATTTTGCATAGCTGGTTGATAAAGATTCTTAATCATCTGTAAATTCATATTCTCTTCAGAACTATCTGTTACAAATATGTCAAAATCTGAATACCAAAAATCTTCTGTAATATCCATAAAAACTCTGCCCATATCATCAGTAATATAGTTAAGTTTTTTCTTACCACTGTCGTGCCAAACATTCTTAGCAATATTCAAAAGATTATTAAGAACCCTACGTTTTACCTGATTGTGAGCAAAAAATAAATTCTCTGTAATATGAGAAGACTGTATGATAGTTTGCTGTACATTCCCTACTAATTCATTAGATTGAACCTGACCTTGACGTTGCCTAGAAACACCTGACAACTCCCCAATCATCTCCTCAATCTTATTCATTAATTCTATATACTCCCTAATTACATTAGCCATCGTAAGATCTAATTGACCAAACTGATTAAATGAACTAGGTTTGCCACCTTCTCTTCCTGGAATATCCCAACCATCTTCATAAGGATTAACAAAATTAACCCCCGCAGAAGAAAGATAATGTAACCACTTATTAACATCTACCCCCATTGATTTAGGTATCTGTGTAACATCCATTGTAATAACCCTACCTTTATCCCTAGCTAATGCTAATTCTAAACGATACCATACTACAATATACATATACTGAAGGGGCTTCATAGTGTCTATAAGCGACTTAGGGGCAGTATTGTTATTATTAAATACTATCCCTACATAAGGTAATTTAGCAGCATTAGGATTATCTATAGATACATTCTGTTCAGGTATAGGCTGAATGCCTACATAAATATCATCCCCTATTCTATATCCTTCCCAAACTTCTATTATCCAATCCCATCTAATATCTTCACCTTCTGTAACTTTATAAGTTTCATCTACCACATCTTCTTGCACTTCACCAGACTCATCTACAAAAGAAACAAACCCTACTTTACGATAAGACTTCCAAGTAACATGCCATACATCAATAGTGTTATTAGCAAAATTATTGTCACCTTCAAATCCTTGAATAGGGATATTACGCCAACGTATATGGTTAAACATATTTCCATCCCCAGTAGCACCGTAGGTACCTCCACTATGCATTTCTAACAATTCCTTAAGATCAGACTCGTCCATAAGATCGTAAAATCTATCATAAATAGCAGTAGGAGTCATACGCATTCTACGTACTGCCCACTCACCATCCTCAATAAATTTTACTTCGGGACTATAATCAAAAGAAAAGTATAAAGGATTAACAGGCTCTGCTACAGGTTCCCCATTAATTTGACCAGTATAAAATACTTCCATAGAAGCACTCATTAAATCATGAAAACTTTCAGTAAACTTAAACTTTAAATTTTCTTTCTCCATTAAATATTTTAGAGTATGATAAGCTACATTCTCAGCTATATCAGAGTAATCTTTTGACATATAATTACCTACTTCAATAAGCTTATCTACCTCTTCTTCAGAAGCTTGTTCTTCAGCATTACCTTGTACTACTTCGAATAAAGTTTGTAGTAATACTTCTTTTTGTTTTTCTTGATACTTTGTAGTAGCCTCATCATTAGTTTGAGCTACTTTAAATGTTAGAGGACGTTTAGTTTCTTCCCCCATTAACAAGTCTATCTTTGGTTTTATAATATTATAGTTCTGTAAAGAAGCAGGAAAACTATCATTAACCTTATAAGGGTCAGTTACATACTTTAAGTCCTTCTCATCAAATACCCCATTATACAAATCATAGGCAATCTTCATCTGTTGCTTACGATTAATATCATTATTACTACCAAAATAAAACTTAGAAACAAACGCATCTACACATTGCTTTCTCCATTTCTCCCCTTTTTTCTTCATCGAGAGCATCTGAAAAGGCACAACACTTGTTTCTGGATTATAAAATGATGCCATTTTATTTAAATTAATTTATTATACGTATAATCTTCATCATAGCCTGTAAATAAACCATCTGGAAAAAGTACGCGTTTCCTATTCTCCAAACGTTTGTTCTTAACATGTACTTTATGCAATTGCTGCCTGTACATTATTACTAACATATATGCCATAACTCTGTCAAAATTGCCCTTATCATTATATGCTATAAGCTCTTCTAACAAAGGTTCTGACAATATCTTAGTTAAATTCTTTTTACCAGGGGCGTATTCTTCTACAAGCCAATCCCGTATAGCCCCTTCTCCCCAATCTTTGATATGCTGATTCATATGTATACCCTTCTTACGGTCTACTTTAGAATCTTTTATAATGTCCCCTATAAGGTCGTTAGGCTGATCTGCTAATAAATGAGTAGCATTAATCTTTTCAAAATAAAAGAATAACCCCTTCTTCTCATTCTCATATAGTAGGGTAGCATTATAGTACATCAACAATTTACGGACATTCTCATAATACTCTGCAGCAGTATCAGGCCTACCTGTATATTCTGCCACTACAGTCTCAGTATAATATTCCCCAGCCATAAACCTCTTATAAATAAAAGTAGAGCCTAAAGAATTAGTACCAGACTTATCATGGTCGTAAGGGTCTGTACCAGCTATATAAAGGCCCCAAGGAGCGTCAGATACAGGATGTTCCCAAATAACTATCTGTCCCCTAGGATCATCTTGTGGGTCTAACCTATACCTAACTATATCCTTAGCCTTTAAAGGGTCTATAGGCATCCATTTTAATTTACCCTCACTGTCAAAATAAAGTTCCCCTACTTGTTTGAAATTACGTACCTTCTCATTATTCCGTATAAAAGCAAGATGTCTTTGAAGATCTGCTTTAGGAAATATATTAGTACCTAAATCTAAAGTTGCTTCAGCAGGTATGATTGGTTGCTCAGCTATATGCCTATCTATAGCTTTCCTATCTGTAGCATTTTTAATTACTTTAGCACGTTCATTTAGTATATACTTCTTAGCTACTTTTACAATGGTATTACCATCATTATCCATAAAAGGCTTGCCATTAAAAGGATCACTAGGATCATCTGGGTTATTATATACCCCTTCTAAATTAGCGTACTGTGGCACAAAGAAACCACACTTCTGACCTATATTATCTTCGTCCCATATATTATCTAGCTCTAAACAGTTGTATGCTTTAGGTCTTTCAAATAGCTCTTTTAAACCTTCAAAGTCCTCGCCAGATTCACCTCCAGTTCCGAATGCTACCATCGTTCCGAACACATGAGAACCCTGTTCTACAGAAGGTCGGGATATTTGCCATACTTGAAGTAGGTTACGAAATTTACCTGCCTCTTCAAATATAATAAGTTTACCCTTTTTACCCCTAGCTTTTTGAGGATCATTCTTTAAAGTAACCCCCATTATCTCAGATTTGTAACCTAATTCTAAATCTACCCCAGTATCATCCTTTTGCAAAAAAGAAGCCCTACGCCAAAGCATAGTACTCTTTACCTGTCTTTTTTTATACCAAGCGGTAGATTGATCTAGAAAATCCATACCGTCCCAAGCCTTTGTAAGTATACCATCCTTAATAAGAAATTCAGTTTCTGCTGCTAGAGCAAATCCTTTAGACTCCCTAAAAAAATAGTAATTACGAATAAGCATAGAGGCGATCTTATAAGAGTAGCCTTTACGCCTAGCCTTAAGAACTATTAGGTGTTTACCATAAACTTCACAGTCATCTATAGAATCAAAAAAGAATCTATCATAATCATAAAATCTAGGAAAGTCCCTAACATTCTGTGCACGTAAACTTGTAACTCCTTCCGCTACTTCTACCTCTACTTCTTTAATTAAGTCAATAGGAAAGTAATTAAGGTAGAAATAAAAATAACCCGATATACGATCCCCATCAGGAGCAGTATATCCAAACTTACATCTTTCAAATTCAGTAGACCAATATCTAATATACTCAGATGTACCAGGTGGTGCAAAAGTATACTGATCATACTTCTGATAATGTATAGCAGGCTGCCTAAACTTATCGCTATTCTTTGTTACTTTTAAAGTCGTCATTATTCGTCTTCAGCTTCTTTTATTCTTTTAAGTGCTTCATCTTTTTGTTTAGCTGCATACCAAGCTGTAATATAGTATACAAACATAGAAGCAGCTAACGCTATAGCTGCATCATAATACTTAAGCAAAATGTCCACTGTCCTCTCCACTATCGTCATCTGATCTGAATATTGTTAAAGAAAAAATCACCCCTATTAAAATTAGAGATGCTAATATAAAACCATGTTTATGTTGTACCGGTTCATTATAATTCAAATAAACCAATTTCAGAAGATCCCCTAATGCTAGCATTTTCTAATTGTTCTTTTTGTACTTGTTTTTCTAATTTATCTAAAGACTGTACAAGATTACCTAATTCTTTACTATTCTTCACAATAGTATTAATATCTTCTTTCTCAGCTGTTCTGAAATACTCTTCTATCTTTTCAAGTGCTAGTCTAGTAGATCTTAAAAGTTTCAATGTTACGCTATCTTGTAACTCATTAAATTTAGCTTCTGCAGCTAGCACCTCTTTATCAGGTTCCCAATCTGAATAAGCTTTTAAAAAATCATTCCTTACTTTCTCTTCACGTTCATTTTCTGAATATGCCCAATAAGGAGATTTAAAAGAATGCTTAAACACTACATAACTAAGTTCTGCAATTGCTTTTTCCTTTGATTTTTTCTTATCCCTTGACCAAAGGGCTTTTATAATTTTACTGAGTAGACTACTCGCAATAGGTGAGGCAAAGCAATTAAACTATTTTACGCTAGTCTCCTTTCTTTGTTTCACTTTTCGTGGTATTTCTTTTATAACGTTATAATCTGGAGATACCCCGTCTACCCAAAACTTCTTCTTTAACGCAAATATACCAAGATAACGTATACGTATAGGACGCCAATCTGTTTTATTAGAAACCTTGTCCCTTACAAATTTAAAAGGGTAATCAGCTACTAGCCTAACCACCCTTTCATCTATATTCTTACGCTTAGCTATCTTCTTTACTAGCTCCTCTTTAAACATTTTTCTTATTTACTCTACGAGGTCTACGGCTATGTAATTTCTTAACTAATTCTTCATTCTTCTTGCTAAGCTCCTGATTATGTTCATCCAGTAGTTGTATCTGCTTTAATAATCGCTTAACTAACTTTCTATTCCCAATAACTATCGAGGGAAATCTAAACTTTCTCATCTTCACTAAAATCTAATGTGAATAATACTTCTATCTTATTACCAGTTTCTTTAGGTATAAACATGGGATTAACTATAGTTCCTTCTTCCCCATTACTTATAAGAAGACCTTTGTCTCTAAGGAACTTAACATACTTTGTCAAATTGTTTTTATTAATCCTTGTTTCTTTCATAACGGCTTTACGAATATCTGTACTATTAATATTCTTAATCTCACCTTCTAACACTGGTTGCCATTCTACATCTAGCTGCATCAACAAGGACATAACCTGTATCTCTCTTTCTGTTAGATGTAAGTTACCATTCAACACCCTTAGAAACTCCCGATATTTATTCCTCGGTCTTACTTTCTTCAGGTATTTGTTCATCTTGCAATTCCTCCTCTACGCTATCAAGTTTTTTATCAATCTCGTTCAATTCTTCTTGTAACTCTTCTACAAATTCCTCAATCTCTTCCTTAGAAGGTTCATCTTTTTCCGAAGTTTCACTTTGAACTTCCTCATCCTGTGACTTCTCATCTTCTTTTGTTTCTTTAGGTGGATTAACTGATTCTACATAATACAACTCCATCTCTGCACCACACTTATCACATTTAAGTGTAAGCTTATGCTGATCAGTAGTATAAAGGTCTACTCTAAGACCCCCTTTAACATTCTCAAATACTACAGCATCCTCACCGCAAGCATGGCATTTAAGATGCAAATCAGCATACTCAAATACTTTAGGATTACCCTCTATCTCTTTATTAACACTCATTACTTAGAATATTTAGTTAAAAGTTGAATATCACTTTGTACCTTATCAATCATTTCATTAAGTAGGGACATATGATAATTATTTAAAGCTGTAATTTTATCAGCTTCTAACATTGATAATACTTGAGACATTTCATCTACTGCCAATGTAATAGGACTTACCGGAGTCTCTACTACTTTTTTCTCTTCTGCAATAGGTGCAAAATAAGCTCTTTCAGTCTCTACTATCTCTTTACTCAATGCTATCGAATTTATATAGATAGACTCAGAGTCTTCAGATATATCAACGTCTTCTTTTTTATTTACATAAAATCCAGTACCTTCTTAAAACCACTTAATTGTTTCATCCTTCTCAATAACAATATCACCATCATCAAAAAGAATACTTTTAACTTCTGTAAGAATTTCAACTACTTTTCTACGTTTAGGCTTCTTACGTTCCTTTTTAGTTAAATCTTCTATTTCTATAATCTTAACTATTCTATCCGGACCAAAGTCACACGGATTTTCTTTTACATACTCTAGTATAATTTTCATTATAATTAAAATTTAAAATTACTAGGATCAGTTACTATATCTAAATTAAAACCATTTACTACAAGATACAAATCATCTTTATAAACAAAACCCCCGTTAGACCCTATACCAGAAGCTGCTACAACTATATCTCCCTCTTTCACTTTAATACTATCTACACTATTCAGTTTAATAACTTCATAATGAGAGAATAAAGGATTATCCCCTTTCTGGTCAGATAATATAATCTTACTTTTCTTCTCTACTACTTTAAGTAAAACTTTACCTTTACCAATTTCTAGTTTATCTAAACTAACTACATTTTCCATTCTTTATATTTAGAGATTACATTTAACA